ATGCGTTTACCAATTTCGCCACGCTCGCAAGGGAGATTAGCGGATAAACTGCCACCCGAAATAGGCGACAATTGCAGCGGCGAATAACCACCATGGCCAGCCAATGCGTCGGTTATTGCCTTGGCCTATCTGCGTCCTGCCATAGCCGGGATCATTGCGGCCACCGGCTTGCATGGGGCGGGTAAAGTAATTTCGATTAGACATTGGTTTCCGGTTCCTTGTCTGCAAGGTTCAACATTTGAACCCCGTGATTATTGCTAAACGCCCATATCATATGTTTGTCAAGCCATTTTTTACCATTTGGGCGCAGAATGTTGCAATTGGTTTCGCTATGGGTTTTGCCTGTAACAAGGTCAATTGTGATAACTTTAATTAGCATTTAGATACTCCAATATGCAATCTCTCGCCGCTTCCCAACCATGGCAAATTTCCGCCTTATAGCCAGCTTGATGCATATCATTTTGAAAGTCAAGCTGTTCGGTTGAAGCCTTGCCGCCATCTTTGCGCTTAAGTTCTATGTATAGACCGCAATAATCAAGCTGCATATAGCCGCAAGGTTCAATACCATAAGCTTCCTTTGGCACTGGCAAGAATATATCAAATACGCCAGCCTTAACGCCTTCAGCTTTGGCCATGCCTCCGCGTATCTTGTCGCCATGACCTTGATTATGGATTGCGTGAAGCCATTTAAGTTGCACAACCGGGTTGACTTTGTGAAACTCGGCATAACCAGCAACGCTATAACTAGACGTAGTGTTAGCGGCCAATACACCGTAATTCTTAGCCATAGCTGCCCACATGAATAGCGCGACTTGCTCGGCATGTTCCTTGCGGGTTTTCTCGGCATAGCTCCATGGATCAAGTGACATAATGACTATCTTTCCTAAAGGTATCGTGAATTGCAGCGCTCAACATATCAACACTGTAAAATGTGCTAGGAACGCTACGGAAATAGGTTTGCTCTGTGTCGCCATCGACATCAACAGTAGCAAAAACCAACATTACATGATCAGGCTTAATCTCGCCACTATCAATTTCGCGCAATGCCTTGATTAAAACATCGCGTGGCGTCCAAAGCGCCGCATCATGGTGTTTTGCCGCCTTAGCCTCGCCAATGCTAACCGTATGATTGCTGAAGTCTTCGGTCATGTAAATTCCTAACCTATTTAATTGCAACATGCCAATAACTATTTAAGCGAACTTGGATCAACCGAAACCCGCAAAAGGTTTGATCAAACCTACTTGCAGCGTGGTCAGCATATCGCAAAATCATCATGTATTCTTTATTACCTGCATAAACAATAAAGTCTCTGCCTCGGTTAATTGAATTACCCCGCCTAAGAATATCAACAGTGCGGAATACGTCTTCTGCTAGCTCTTTAACTTCATCCATGTGGGCAAACCTTATTAACGTGAGTTTCAAGAGCCGATTTAATGGCATCTCCAACGCCTGTCATAGCGAAGGCGCGACCATTACGGGTTAGCTCGGTTAAGCCGTTAAATCGCATATCGCGGGTAGTCGCACCCGGATTGTCAATTACTGGCACAATTCGCCAAATGTCATTACCCATAGCTTGCCCATCCTCCAACTTCGCGCCAATCGGTGATATAATGGGGATCGCGCGGCGTGAATACATAGCTACTGCCGGTGTCTTCAAAGACAATGTGCAACTCGCCTTCAGCGTCGGTTTTCATAACCGCGCTATCTGGCAGGCTTTCCGATGTTAGCTTTTTGCCTTTCTCGGCAAGGTCTATGGCTTCCCATAGCATCATTGTAAAAATCCTTTTAACGCGGCATCATTTTCGACTTGCACTTCTCGCAAGTCACCTTGTCCCGGCTTGGTGAACTTGTCAACCCATATCCCCAAAAGTCGCACAGCGCGCCTAGCTGTAGCTTACCATCAACCTTGCGAACGTCTCGCGCATGGATCATGGCGTAGGCGGCTTAAGCAGGCAAGCATGGCGTTTTTTGGCGAACTTACTGCTAAAGTCGCGCTCGCAAGTGCTGCAATGAAATATCGGCGGCGTAGCCAGCTTAGGTTTCGTCTTCATCGTAAAATCCATCCTCTAACATTTCTCTATCCTGTATGCATTCAAAACATTCGCCGTCTTCTAAACAATCCACATCATAAAGATAGCCGCATTCTTTGCAAGCTACCTTATCTGATATAAAGCTCATTTTAACAGTCTCCCCAACTTGGCTAAGGCTTCGTCGCTAGCGGTACTTGCTATCAAACCAAACAAATCGCCACAACCCGGTTCATTAACAAGCGAGCGCAAGGCTTCTCGAACAACCCTAGCGCGAATTGTCCGCAACTCGGCATCGGTGGCAACGTGAATTGCCTTCAGCTTGCTAGTGTCGATTGGCGCAATCATGGTTAAACCCTCTCAACTATATGAAACAGCGCATCCATAAACGAACCGGTTTCAATCCGTCTTATAATCCTATTCTCAAAATCCATTTTAGTGTCTATGTCGGCGTCTTTGTCTTCACGCTTAAAACGTTCAACTAAAGCGCCAATGAGCGTAACCGAGCAACCGCCGCACAGCGGCAATTCAGCGGCGTTGGCAATGTCGGGATTTTGCGCGATAGCCTCGGCACGGATAGCGGCAAAAGCGGCATCAACAACCGGCTTCATTCGCGCCATATCGAAGTGCAGAACATCGCTGTCTTTCGAATCTTTGTTTAGATCAACTAGCTTCATTGTAAATCTCCCTCTAGTAAACTACTGATTAGGCTTGACGCCAGCTAAAGTTTCACAATGTCCTTCGGCGTTCAACTCGCTTACTCAATCATTGCTACCCGCTTTGCTGGCGTCGGGTCTAATCAGACTTTATGTTGGTTGGAGTGTTAAAGTTTTCACTTATGTTACTGGCTTTTCAGCTTCAACCTTAATGCCTAAGCATTATCTAAGCGATTATTCTCGCGAATTAATGGCGTTACAAGCCAGCATGACCAACGGCCTTCTCGTTGCGCTGGTTATCAAACCATTTAATTACAATCACCCCTTTTTTCGCGTTAAACAGAACCGGCAGCTTCAGCGCGCGTACCGGCAAGGAAACTTTATTTCATCGTCCTATTCCAAATAATCCTACACACAATGGCGGCTAGGATCAACATGAAAAGCGCTAAGGATTGATCGCTAGTCACTTTGCCTATCCATTCCGCTGCTAGTGACAATGCGCTGCATACTAAATCCAACATTGCCAACAATCGAAGTCATGCCACATTGTCCACAATTGCCGCCGCATATATCGCAAATCCAAATCCAAATTTTTGAACCATCTTTCATTGTGGCCAAAGCCCAAACCACTTCAAGCCTTTTCATTTGCTCGGTTCGCTTAGGACGCCAAGAGCTATATTGTCCCTTGAATTTGCGTTCTTTACACCATGTTGCAAAGCGCTCAATTATTTTCATTATTCCGGTTCCTTCTCTTACAATGCCAAGATAAGCCTTATCCCGGCATTGTCAAGTCCTATTCCGAAATTATTTCGACAACCCCTTTAAGCTTTTTCAAGCTAAGGTTGGAAAGCAAGAAATTGCGGTGTTGATATTGGTCGATTACGGCGTGATTGCGAACGCAAAAGACGTGACCTTGCGTATGCAGCTTATACAGAACCCCCGGCTTGCTAAACTCGGTAATAAACCGCTCAACCGTCATTCCGTCAAACTGCACATGCTCGGCAAACTTCATGCCCAAGGTCCAAAGCGCGTTAGCTTGCTGGCGGGGAAAGGTACGCGAGCGCATCCGGGTTTGGTGTGGAAGCTTGCACCTAGCGAGCGTGGCCTTAGCCGTCTCGAACGAAACATTAGCGCAAATCGCGACTGCCAAAATCCCACAAATAGGCATCCTGCGATGATCGTCTAAAAAGCCGTCTGGATATTCCATTGTAACCAACTCCCTTGTGAAAACCTAACCCGGCGTTACACCGGGTTAAGCGGCTTGTCAAATCAATCGTTATAAAAGCGGTTGCCGTCGCTATCAAATAAGTCTTCAACCCTTACACTGGCAACATAAGCGTTTTTGCCGCCGCCTGCGCGGTAAATAATCAAGTGGTTTCTTTGGTAACAAATATCTTCAAACTCTGTGCGGCCCTGTTCGGCGCGGCGAATATGAAGCGTCGTGCCTTCAAGGTCACTAACCGCGTTGCGTTCGGTTCCCATTGTAAATTCCTTATCTCTTGTGCTTACCCTCTTAAGATAGGCTTTCCGGTGGCTATGCCAACCCCTTTGTTGAAATTAATTGCGAATTAAAAGATAGGTTCGATAAGCGGCTATCGCTGCGATAAGGATCAACAGCACACCAAAGGCCCATGCTAATACCGGATCAAACCTGGCGTCTCTGTCCTCTCTCATTTCACCAACTCCTTATAAAGAGCTACTAGCAAATCATCACTGGCGCTAAGCCGCAAGACGCGCAAGGCAAAGCTAACGTCTCGACTATGCGTTGGCTCGCGCGCTACAGCGGATAGGGCAGCCCTAACCCGGTTAGATGTGGCGTTCATGCTAGCTTTTCCTCATTTTATCATTGCGCTCGACAAAGCTAGGTTCGCCTTTCAAATGCCATATAGCAAATTGGCAAGCATTAGCTAATTCCGATTTACCACTCGAATATCTGGCCAAATCAGCCCTAACCGTTTCCAGCAAGGGAATAAGTGTTTCTTTATCCATTGCCTCAATCCTTCTCGCTAATCTTAAACCCAACCGGCTGGACGGACAAAACCCGCCGGTCGTTCATATAAGCGTCATAGCAATCGGGGAAAGTGGCATCGTCTTCGCCAAAGGCAACACCCATAGCCTCAACAATAGCCTTAGCGGCTTCAAAGCTATCGGCTTTGCCAACAATGCTAATCCGGTTATTGTTGCTTTCGCTAATTTCGTAAACCAAAGTGTAATCCTTATTGTAAAGGCAGGGAAGCGTTGCCGCTCCCCTAACCGGGTTAACTAATACATACTTCCCAAAGTCCCATTTGCGCCCCTGCCGCAACCTTCAAACCCCTTGGGCATTGATTCGGCCCATTCGGATCAATATAATACTTGGCACGTTCAAAAGCATTTCTAATGTGTCTAGGACAGGCAATCCATAAACGCGGAATGTCATCATAAAAACCAACATCAACGCCACTCTCTGCACAATCTCGCAAGAAAGCACCGGGCGTTCCTGATATATAATCACCTTCCATGTTATTTCTCCTCCATTAATTCGGCTATTAAAGCAGCTTTTTTACCGGCTGTCAAGCGGTTATTTTCTGGCTCATTTGCCCACATTGACAGGATCGGTCGTTTAAGGGGTATTGCGGTTCCCATTATACGCAAAACGGCCCGGTTCCCCTCCTACAGTCTCTACATATATAATAATATAATAAGTATAATACAGGAAAGATAGGGTGTAGTAATTAGCAGATTGGGCTATTACCTTGATTGTAATTATTCGGTTGCAATGCCAGAATAGGGATATGAGAGAGATAAGATCGTTATATCCGTAAAACCCATTAACCTACTGAAAACACACACGTATAATACTATATATGCCTCTATATCTCGTTATACGCGCTTACGAAGGTTCCCGAACCGCAAAGGGTTCATAATGCAATAGGCTTTAGCTTTGGTGCCGTATTTAGCCTGCATTTGCATAGCGGGAAGCTCTCTAATATCATCGGCCTCTAATAATTGCTGAAATGCTCTCTTTATTGCAATAGAAGAACCGGCGCGGTCGCTTCTAAAGCTGGCCATACTAATCAAACGCCTTTGAATATGAGACTGTGTGAACACTCCGTCTTTATGCATATCAAAAGTGCCGCCATATTTAGAATATTTATCATGTGGGCAGTCCATAAATGTTTGCACGGCATGCATTAAGTCTTGCATTTGCTTAGCTTCACCATTATTAATCTGGCCAACTTCGGCATTTTCGAATTTGTAAATCAGCCGATAAGTTTGCTCAACAACCATGTTAGTCGCCCACATTGTCGCTTCCATATCAACAATAGGATTTATATAGTTAACACCAATAGCATATATACTGGCCAACTTAAGCGCTTTCAAATGTGCTCGGTTCCAAAGGTGGCGCAATACTTCGCTAACACCTTCAATATTGATTTGATCGGTAGTCCACTTATCAAACTCGCGGAATTTCTCTTGTGCCTCTGCCGTAGCTGGCACAGCATGAACATTGCCGTTGCTCGCCATGGTTACAGCCGATGCAATGACATTGGTTACAGATTGGATTAGGCTAAAGGTTGGCTTAACAAACTCCTTGCCTTCCTGATAATAAGGACGCTCGCCAGTATATTCGAAAATAGCAAATCGCGGCAACAAACCATTTGAAATTAGATTTTCATCTAGCGCGCTATAAAATTCGCCGGGGACGCTCTCACCAACAATGGTGTAAGCTGGCGATTTGACGTGATCGGTATTCTTTTCTTTATCGGAATAAGCACTAGGATCAAATGACTTGCCTTTGCCGCTCTTGGAATACATTTGGGTTAGAACTCGCTGCAATCCTTTGATATGAGAATTGGCATTAGGCAACGCCATTTGTTGCATCATTAGACCGATTTCGCCTAACACCGATAAACAGCAAGGTTTGCGCTCTAGCCATTTGATTAGGCCAGCGCTCGACACCAATTCACCGGGACCGCGAAAATCTTTTGCGGCTGGCACATTGACTTGCACAGCATCAAATATTTTAGATATGCCATCGGCAATAGCATCCTTACCAGTGCCGGTAGGTGCCAACAAAAGGATATATTGATTAAGGCCCGCGCCTGTATAGGTATTGTATCCGCGCCCGGTGATCCCGCTTAAGAACCCGATGGCCCCGGCTAGCGCAATCTCGCGCACAGGACGCGGGGAGGCGTCTAGGATGAATTGTGCGACTTCCCCAAGCAAACCGGGCGGAAAAGGCTTGACGGGGCTAGGCTGGCGATGCGATGGCGCTGGATTAGCGGGAGCTATGGTGATCGTGCTTTCCGGTTCGCCTACCGTAGTTCCCGCACCGGCATTCATTTCCTGCCAAGCAATGCGCAAACCTTCAACATCAATCGGCGGTAATTGCCGGTCAAATGATTTGCGCACCATATATCCCACATAATCATCTCGCTGTGCTTTATCGCGTTGGCCTAATGCGCTCGCGCGAAACATGCGGGTAATCTGTGCTATATTCTGTGAATAAAAAGCGATGATATCGACTAGAGCAAAGTCGGCTTCCGATTGGCTGGAATAATATTGTTCCCATTCGCCACCGTATAGCCGGGAAAACTTTTCGCCATTAACAGCGGTGTTAGCTTTCTCTAGGATTTCTTCGTCGGTTTCTTTTTGCTCTTGATCGTCGCCATAATTAAAATCAACGGCTTTACCGCCCATTTCAGAAAACATAATATCTATGTTCTGTTGAACGGTTAGACCATTCGACAAGACTTCATGCGCTTGTCTAATAGGTTGATCGTTAACAACATCGCCTGTCATAGTCATATAGCGTTCTGCCGAATACAACTCGACATATGAACGTCTGCGCCCGCGCGGAATGCTGGCCTTGATTATGATATGCACGCCTTTGCAACTAGGCGACAATTCGGAATATGAATTGAATAGATTATAGATTTTCAATTGGATTTGATAAGCCGCTTGGTCGCCTTGCGTATCGTCCAAATCAATGATTAGATATTCGTCTTCATTTGTCAGGACAAAACCAATGCCACTAAATCCGCTATGTTCGGGCGGACAAAGAGCGTCAACAGCTATTGGACAAGTAAGAGGCGCGAGCGCAGCGGCTTCAAATGCGCTCCAATGATTTGAATTAGTAACCGATGCGCGCTCACCACCGGGACGAGAAACATAGGGAACCTTTGTGGGCTTCGGTGTTTCGGTGCGCTCAAGACGCCAATTTACCCATTGGTTAAGAGCGCGCATTTCTGCCGGGATGCGGTCAAACATGCGGGAAAGGCTTTCCGGTTAAAGCCATGTTTAGCTTTTCCAAACGAGACGAACTAGGATCAGAAATATTACCAAGAGCAAACGCTCTTATCCAAGCAAATTCTAATTCAGTTTCTTTTGCCAATCGTTTCCAATCAGCAACGCTTGTTTGTTCTAGGAGCGCATAAGCCGCTCTAGCTGCTATACTTTTCATAAATTGAAATGGTCCGGTTACAACGCGAAGCGCCTTAGCTGCCACGTTCGCTATGCGCTCGCAATCCCGAAAATAATTTTTATTTCGCTCTTGACGCTCAATTGATCCTGTGCGCTTATGCTACTCAACCGCTGTGGCGTCCTGCCCCCAACGCCACCCCCCCGGCGTCCTGAACGGGAGCGCCACAGCGGCCAATGAACCGGACTAAGGAACAATGCACATGACAGCTTGGCCAGATGCGACGGCTATTGCCGCGCCCGCCCCTGAAGAAACCCCCGAAGAATATAAGGCCCGCCGCGACGGTCTAATCCGCAACTGGCTAGGCGCTAAGGCGTCGGCGGTTGCGTCGGTTGATCTAGAACGTACCTTGCGCGGTGATGTTACTAAGGTTGCTTTTCCAAATCCAACCAAGGGAACCCAACGCATCCCACTCGGCAACGGCTATCAGCTTAAGCTGGTCTATAAACTCAACCATACTCTTGGCGATAAAGACAAGACGGACGATGCGGGCGAAAAGGTCAAAATTGCAACCCAAGTCCAAGAGCTAGAGGCCGCTGTCATTGAAAAACATGGCGCGTTAGGTGAAGCTTTGATAACTCGCCTAATCAAATGGACGCCCGAACTGTCCGTTACCGAATATGACAAGCTCGACAAATCAAATAATGTCGAAGCTGATATTGCGGCGATGATTAGTGAAATTCTTACTATCACCCCTGCCACCCCTACACTTGAATTTGAAGAACCGAAGTCGGCGAAATAATCATGGAAAAAATCGAACAAAAATATATTGATTGTATTGACGCCATACTAAACGGTTTGGCTGAAAGCGATTTTGTCACCAATGCTGGCGCTCTAGCGATGAATGAACTGCGCCAATACCGTTTGGATATGGCACTAGATATTCAAAAGAAACTAACCGTATAAGGAACCGGAACAATGAAAAAGTTTGTAATTATCGAATGTGCAACCGGCTTTGTTGCCGAAATGACTGAAATTCCAACCGTGCCAATGGTGCAAGTTGGCACTATGCCGTCACCTTATCCTAATAATGCGCCGCCTCCTATGCCAGCCGCACCGGCCCCGGCTTGGGGATATTCGCAAGGCGGCATGTTGGCTTTCTCGACACTTGCCGAAGTTACCACTTTTATTACCGAAAAGCTGAAAAAGCCGGTTCCAATGGAAAATCGCGGCACGGCGCAGCAAGCCATGGAATATGCGCTTAACCATAGCTTGCTTAATAGAAGCGAAACGTTCGACTTTCTAAACAATTTTAATGCCGGTGAGACGCTAGTAGAGTATCCCGGTTATTTTGCTTGGCTTTCAAAACAGTGAACAGCTTTACTGAAGTAAAAGGCGCAATCGCCTTAGTCCGCAAGCCGAAAGGCTATTATGATGAATACATTGTTTACAAGCGGAACGGGGAACTATACTTTGCCGAAAAGCAAGGCTTTGTGAAAATCAAAGAAAAATTTGGCGATAGCTGGCTAACTAGCAATCATGCTTTCAAAGTTGTCGAATTGACGGGAGTTAATCAATGTCTATCCTAGGCGCAATAACCACCGGGCGCACACAAGCTGGCCAGCGTATTGTTTTAGCTGGCGTGGAAAAAGTCGGCAAGACAACCTTGGCTTGTCAGGCTCCCGGCGCGTTACTTGTGCCGCTGGAAATGGGTTTCGGCGCAGTCAATGTTGCCAAAACTCCCTTGCTCGAAACATGGGAACAAATCGAAGCCCTTTGTTTAGAGCTAATCGCGGCAGCTAAGATTGGTAAGATAGCGCGCGGCTCAACTATCGTTTGGGATAGTGGCACAGCGTTAGAGCGCGCAATCCATGATAGGACTTTGCGAAGCGATAGCAGCTATAAGGCTGGCAATGCTACCGGCTTAACCATGGAGGCTGCGCTAGGCGGCTATGGCAAAGCTTATGGCGTTGCTAATGAATATTTTGCCCGCTGGTCGCGCTATATGGATGAATTAGCTGTGCATGGGGGCATTAACATTGTTATGACTTGTCACGTTTTCGCCGCCAAAGTTGTCGATCCTGCCCATGGCGAATATGATACTTGGGATTTGCTCTTGCATTCTCCCAAAAATCAAAAGACATACGGCAAGCGCGAATTTATCACACAATGGGCCGATATGATAGGCTTTTTACATGAACCTATGTTTGTCGTTAAAGCCGAAAAAGGCCAAACTCTTTCACGCGGCGTAGCTGGCAATCAAGGCCGAATGTTGGCTGTTGATCGCACTCCCGGTTGGGTTGCTGGCAATCGCTACGGTTTAACCGGCGTTGTTCCTATTCCTCCCGCCGCTGGTTGGAATTACTTAGCAGATGCAATTTATAAGTCATGTGGGATTGACTTATACAATAGGGAGTTGAAAGCATGAGTGAAAAGCCGCCACTTTGCGACGCTACTCTAGAAGCTGCTGCTCGCATTTGCGAAGAAATAACTTCATGGGGATTGTCACCAACAAAGCTCGAAGTTGCTAATTCAACCCAAAAGTTTTGTGCAAAAGCAATTCGCGCTCAAAAAAGCGATAGCGAAGAAAGGAAAAGGCATAATGAAAGAGCAAGAGCCTAAATACGAATTTCGTGATGGCAATATCTTTAACCGTGCCAGTGGTGAAATGATCCCCACAAATGAACCGGTTATGGTGTTTCGCGCGCGAGATAAGCACGCCTTAGCAATGATCCATTATTACCGCTCTTTGGTCGAAAATCAGGAACACCAAATTGCAGTTGATCGGCGCATTGCAGATTTTAGTGCATTCGCTTTCAATCATGCCGAACAAATGAAAGAACCGGACACGCAACTTAATTTGTTTGGCTAATAAATGGCATGGAAAGAAATAACCAAGCCAAATTCTTTAACACAAGAGGAAAGGTTAATCCTTTATGACATTGAAAACCTAGCCAAGCGGCTAGAATATCAAAGTTCTCTACTGAAGGCAACAGTTGAAAAGTGCCGTCTTGAACAATCTATTGAAGGATTAGACCTAATGGTTGCCTATTCATTTAACGCTACTCAATACACCCCGCAATATGGCGGCGGTGGCCAGTCTTTGCCAGCGGGCAAATACAAGGGCATTATTTGCGATAGCTCGCAAGAGAATGTCGCAAAGAACGGCATGGTTACAGGCGGCTATTTGGCGCTGGTATTGCAGCCGGTTGAAGGCCCGCACGCTGGACAAAAGCATACCGACCGACTTAACTTGCACAATACCAACGCGCAAGTTGTCGAAATTGCCAATAAGCAGTTGTCGGCTTATTGCTCGGTTGTCGGCGTTCCGACTTTCGACAATACCGAACAGCTTTACAACCGGCCCTTCTACTTCGAAATTGCGGTGCAGAAAGACAAGGATGGCAACCCGCATCCCAAGGGCTACACTGAAGTTGTGGCGCTGGCCGATTTGAACGGCAACCCTCCCGGTAAGGCTCCCGCATCGGCTCCCCCTGCGCCGGCTCCTAGCGCTCCCCCGGCTGGCGTTGCGCCTACTGCGCCCGCCGCTGCCGGTTGGGGCGCTCCCGCTGCTGCGCCCGCCGCTGGCGCTCCTGCGATCGACAGCAACGTTCCGGCCCCTGCCGGTTGGGGAACGCCCGCCGCTGCTGCCCCTGCTGCTGCCCCTGCTGCTGGATGGGGCGCACCTACTGGCACCGCCCCGGCTGCTCCCCCTGCGTCATGGGGACCGCCGCCCGCCGCTTAATTGTCGGCCCGCTGGCAGACCGGTTAGTCTGCCTATTTTCCAGTTTTTTAGTGAGTTGTGGCGAAGGTAATTTAGGGAACTACGGCCCCTAAGGTCTATGCTTCAACCGGCTCGCTCCCGAACTCAACACTTGGACTAGGCGAACGGTTGGCAAGTTCAATGTTCCATCGCATTGTTCCATTGAATTTGTTAAACGCCACAACTCTCTAAAGATTTGGAAAAATGAAAAACATTCCTTGTCAACACATAGCCGACTATTATCAACACAAATGGGAAAGCCATAAGTGCATAGCTCATAATTTGCTTCGCATTGGTTATTGGCAATGGTCTAACGGCACAGTAAAAGACGCAACTTCTAACAATCTGTTTTCCTATGTCAGTTAACCTAGACGATCATATCGAGCGCAAGAAATTGGTGTTGCAAATGCAAGCCGATATTGACACGTTCTGCAAAGAGGAATTTTCCGAAGACCCTAGAACGCACTTGGGCGCAAGCATTATAGGCAATGATTGTCAAGCCTATGCGTGGAATGTTTTTAGATGGCTTAAATTCGAACAATTCGAAGGCCGTATGTTGCGCCTATTTAATCGTGGTCATTCAGAGGAAGCTAGATTTGTTCGCTGGCTTGTGGGCATTGGTTTTGAAGTTCGCGAGCTAGACCCTGAAACGCAAAAGCAATTCAGAATTAGCGGCGCTAAGGGACATTTTGGCGGCTCGCTAGACGCAATGATGCGCGCCCCGGCCCGCTATAACATTGACGTTGATTTAGTCTTTCTTGGCGAATTTAAGACGCACAATGCCAAAAGCTTTGCCAAGCTTAAAAAAGAAGGCGTTGTTAAATCAAAGCCCGTTCATTACCGGCAAATGTGCAGTTATGGGCGCGCGTATAGTTTCAAATGGGGATTATATTGCGCGGTTAATAAAGATACCGACGAATTGCATTTTGAAATTGTGCCGCTCAATTGGCTAGAGGCAGATGATTTGTTTCGTAAAGCCGAAGGCATTGTCTTTAGTCAAACTCGGCCACCTAAAATTGCAATGACTGACGCTTTCTTTGACTGCAAATATTGTGACTTTGCCGGTTTATGTCATAGAAACGAAGCGCCCACAATTAACTGTCGATCATGCCGCAATGCCTTCCCGGTTGAGAATGCGGAATGGTTTTGTCAAGTTCATAATGCTATTATTCCTAAAGATGTTATCCCAGTTGGTTGTGCTAGCTATGCAAGGATTGCTTAGATGATAACTAAGACAATTTATGAAATGGTAAACGACTTGAACGTTAAAGCTATTGATGGCGAGCGTTATTGGACCGTTGTTGTTTTATATAATCATGTGATTTACAAACGCCACGATAACGGCACTGTAGAAATTTTTGATGTGGTTGGTAAATGAAACTTCGCTACTACCAAGAGGAAGCCGTCCAAGCGCTATTCGATTATTTCGATGATCCTAAGCGCGCTTACTCGCCAGTAAAATCTAACCCTCTCGTTTGTCTTCCTACTGGAACTGGCAAGAGCCTAGTTATTGCCGAATTTATCAAGCGCGCGATGTATCGCCACCCGGAAACGCGCGTTATTATGTCAACTCACGTTAAGGAGCTAATCAAGCAAAACGCTATCAAAATGCGGGAAGCTTGGCCACTGGCGCCGCTCGGCATTTATAGCTCTGGTCTAAAGTCTAAAGACACCATGCAACCAATTATCTTTGGTGGCGTGCAAAGCATGGTTAAAAAGTTTCCTTTATTTGGCCAACGTCACCTTGTCATTATTGACGAAGCTCACCTAGTTGGAACTAATGCCGATACGTCTTATCTAACGTTTCTGAATGAACTAATGATAGGCCCCTCTGGAACCGATGCTAACAGCCATAACGTCAACCCATATCTTAAAGTAATTGGTCTAACAGCTACTCGCTACCGTATGGGTTTAGGTTGCCTTACCAATGGGCATATCTTTACCGATGTTGTCTATGACTTATGCAATATTGAGGGTTTCAACCGTCTTATTGCCGAAGGTTTCCTTTGCCCGCTTATTCCGAAAAAGACTAATACAACCCTAGACGTGTCTAATGTTAGCTTGTCGAAAGGCGAGTTTGACCAAAACAAATTACAAGCCGCTGTTGATAAGCAGGAAGTCACTTACGCAGCTTTGCAAGAGCTAGTAGCTTATGGGCAAGATAGACAATCTTGGCTTATCTTTGCTAGCGGCGTCGAACATGCCAACCACATTTGCGAAATGCTCAACACTATTTTCGGTATTCCGACGGTTATTGTGCATTCTGGAACAAAAGAATACCCGCGTAGCGACGAAGAAAACGACAAAGCTTTAGCCGAATGGAAAAGCGGCAAAGCTCGCGCTATTGTCAACATGAATACGCTAACAACTGGCGTCGATCACCCGCCTTGCGATCTAATCGGGATGCTGCGCCCTACTATGTCAACAGGCTTATGGGTACAGATGCTAGGACGCGGGACGCGGCCCTATGAAGGTAAGGCTAATTGTCTAGTCCTAGACTTCGCTGGCAACACTAGGCGGCTAGGCCCCATCAATGATCCTGTTATCCCCAAGAAACGCGGCGAAGGCCCGCCCGGTGACGCGCCTGTCAAGATATGTGGGCAATGTTCCATGTATAACCACGTTAGCGCTCGCATTTGCGTTTTTTGCGGTACTGAATTTCCGCTGCAAGAAAAGCTAGACCGGGAAGCTAGCGAACTGGCGCTAATCCGCTCCGATTTGCCGCAAATTGAAAACTTCGCAGTTGCGCGTTGTGTAATGGTGCCACATACGTCTAAAGCCAGCGGCAACAAATCAATCAAAGTTGCTTATTTCTGTGGCCTTCGAACCTTTTATGAATATATTTCAGTTGAGAGTAATGTTAGATTTTTCCGGCATCGGTCGCGGGATTGGTTTAGACAGCGTTATCATTATTCGACACCAAATCTAACGTGGAACGAAGACTGTCCCGCTACTAATGCCGAAGTCTTGGAGTTACAGTTAAAAGGCGAATTGCGCACCCCTAAATCTATCCGCGTTCATATCAACAAAGAAACACCGGAGATACAAGGTTATGAGTTCTAGAAAAACCCGCGATGCAATTATTGATTATTTGCATCAAGCAACTAGAGGGGCAATAACCGGCATTATGCACGGTGAAATTGCAAATGCGTCTTGTATTAGCTGCATAAACTTCGATGAAAAAGGCGAGTTATGCAAGCTTTACAAAATGCGCCCGCCTGCTAGAATTATTGCTTATGCTTGTCCCGAATATATGGATAATCAAGAAATACCATTCTAATGCGCATTCATTTTCCAGAACTTTACGAAGCCCACAAAATACGCTCGCTAGAGTTTCTAGAGCTATTGCAAAAACAGTTTCCCGACGATGACATTCAAACCGGAGTAAATCTAATGGCTGGCCGTCCAAGAAAAACAAGCCCCAAAGTTCCAACACAAGCCGAAAATCTACTTAAAGCGCTTGACTTTGTTAGCTATGGCATTGGCGAAGAACTTGTCGGCTTTGAGCCTTATGTGAGACTTAGCGGCAAAATGCTTGTTTCGTTTCAGGGACAAATCGCCGCTGGCCATCCTATTGAGGAAGAATTGACTATCGCGCCAGTTGGCGACACTTTGCGCAAAGCCATAGCCAAGAGCGGTAACACTCTAACTATTGTGGAAACACCCGGTGGCCAGTTGTCAATACAAGGCGAGAAAATTAAGGTTCTTATTCCTGCCATACCTTTAGATGATTTGCCGCTTGTAACGCCCGACGAACCGGACCCAAGGGCAGTTGTTAGTAACTCGCTTAAGCAAGCCTTCAAGATATGCGGCACGCTGGTTAGCGAAACTGCCGAAAGAGTAGTTGAGGCAAGCTTGTTATTAGAAGCGAATGTTTGCACCGGAACTAATGGTGTGGCAATGCTGCAATGTTGGCATGGGCACAGCTTGCCCCCAAACATCATTATTTCTAAATTATTTGCTGAAGCCATTGCCAAGCAAACCGCCAATATTACCGGCGTTGGCTTTAGCTGGCGAAATGATCGCGTCGTTACCTTTACCGTTTGGTTTGACAACGGCGGGTTTATCAAAACACAATGTTACGAAGATAATTGGCCAGACATTACTAAGATTATTGACGTTGCCTCATTCGCCGCGCCAATATTACCGGAGTTTTTCACCGCTATTGAGGCAATGGCGGATTTTAGCGATAGCAACTTTGTTTGGCTGGCCAATGAAAAAGTGCAAAGCCATGCCAGCGAAACAATAGGCGCTCAATATCAGTTGCCGGGTTTGCAAGGCGGAAAGAACTTTAACGCTAAGCTTGTTAAGCAGATTGCGCCCTACGCAAAGACAATTGACTTGACAACGCACGAAGATAGAGCATTCTTTTTCGGCGGCGAAGAAGCTAACCCGGTTCGCGGTGTTATTATGTGTGGTGCCAAGTCCTAATGTTCTTCGATGAAAGCCGCCCCGATAGGATCAAGCGAGCTAGGAAGCTTAACGGTGGCAATCGTGCCGCCGAACTGCTTAGATCGCCTATTCCCCCGGCTAAGCAATACACACTGTTTACATTAGACGAACTTATTAACGGTCCCTCTCATACACTAATTGCTGATACTGAAAGCTACGCTAACTATTGGCTAGCAGCTTTCAAATGTATTGACACCGGCAAGATTGTCTTTTTTGAAGATAGCCCCGAAAGTCAGATAGATATTAACTGGCTTGGCTTTGTCATGCATAAGTTTCGTATTGTGGGCTTCAATTCCCGTCCATATGACTTGCCGATTATTCAAATTGCCATGCAAGGTGCGCGAGCGGAAACGCTTAACAACATTAGTAATGAGATTATCAGGGAGGAAATGCAACCTTACCAAATCGAAAGGAAATATGGAGTTAAGGCTCCCAATATCAATCATATTGATTTGATCGAAGTCGCACCTATTAGCACCAGCCTTAAAATATACGCTGCTCGGTTACATTGCGAAAGATTGCAAGGCTTGCCCTTCCCGCCTGAAACCAAATTAACCAAAGAGCAAGCGGCTATTGTCCGCGATTATTGTGTTAATGACTTAGACGATACCCATTTGCTGTTTAATCACTTGCAACCGTTTATCACAATGCGCGAGCAACTAGGCGAAGAATATAACCGCGATTTGCGCTCTAAATCAGATGCTCAAATTGCCGAAGCTGTCATAGTTACCGAGTTAGAAAAGCTAGGCCCTATCCGCAAAAAACGCGAATGGCTGGTAGGTGAAGCCTTCAATTACAAAATGCCACAATGGCTACATTTCACAAGCCCACAATTAAGGCAGTTGCAAGAATTTATTGCCTCGGTCCCGTTGGTTATCAGCGGCGGCGGAAAGCCTAAATTTCCTTCGGACCTTAAAGAACTGTCCAAGCCTTACCCGCTGCTAAATGTAGTGGTTAAGGAAAAGGATGGCGTTAAGTCGCACGTCATACAAGTTAGGCTCGGTGACAACTCTTACACTGTTGCTATGGGCGGCTTGCATTCAAACGAAGAAAGCGTCTTCTATCGTTCGGATCAAAATAGCTATATTGTTGATCGAGACGTTGCTAGCTATTACCCATATATTGTTTTGAACGATAAGCTATTTCCAGAACACTTAGGCGAAGCATTCCTAGAAGTTTATCGCAATCTGGTTATGCGGCGGCTTAAGCTTAAGAAAGAAAAGAACCCGCTAGAGGCTGGTCTGAAGATTGCTATTAATGGTATCTTCGGCAAGTTTGGTAACATTTATAGCGCCGTCTATTCTCCTGATTTGCTGGCACAAGTTACAATTACTGGTCAGCTTGCTTTGTTCATGCAAATTGAAATGCTAGAATATAACGGCATTCCGTGCGTTTCTGCTAATACGGACGGCGCGGTCTATATCTGTCCCAAAATGCAATATGCGCAATTCGAAGATACGCTAACAGTGTGGGAAGGCCGCACCGGATTTGTAACCGAAGAAACCCGGTATTCTGCGCTCTACTCGCGCGATGTTAACAACTATATGGCGGTTAAGGAACTTGAAAACGGCAAGAATTTTGCAGAGATTAAAACCAAAGGCATCTATTCCGAAAGAGGCTCGGCACAGAACAGCGTTCTTTCTAAGAACCCTGAAGGTTTGATTTGCTCTGAAGCTGTACAGGCGTTTCTAGCAAACAGCGTGCCACTTAAGGAAACAATTTACGGTTGCTGTGATATTCGCAAATTTGTTTCTGTGCGCTCGGTTAAGGGCGGTGGCGAGAAAGACGGCGTGTATTTGGGAAAAGCGGTTCGCTGGTATTATGCCAAGGATGAAACCGGAACGATCAAATATATCGCCAGCGGTAACAACGTGCCTAAGTCTGAAGGCGCTAAGCCGCTTATGCTACTGCCAAGCGAAATTCCGGCCGATTTAGATTTTGACCATTATTATAATGAAGCTATTGACATGCTCTATGATTTGGGTTTTTATCAACGCGAAAAAGTAGGAAAATTGATATGAGAACTCGTTTTGACCGCTCCAAAATCGAAATGGTGGAAAAGGTGTATTATTGGAATGCTCGGCTTAACGGCAAAACCGCCGTTCTATCCGGCCCATTTCTAACCGCCGCTGAAGCCGAAATGACCGCCGACGCGGTAAGCCCCGCCTTCCTAGTCGATCAACCGGAAGCCCGCCGCGCCAGTTTTGGCGTTATGCAAGTGAATGCTCCCGGTTGCGGCGAAGGGCGCTATAACCACTTGCTCCCGGCTCGCTTGCTCGGCAATCTGGCGATTAATACCGGTTTAGCAAATTAGATGTTGACATTGCTTTTTTTGCTGGCTTATATCTTGGCTATCAGCAACGGAGTTTAGAAAATGGCACGTCCGCTTTACGTTATCGCCAATGAAATTTATGCCGATTGGAAACCGGTTAATTACGCGGCTAAGCCTTACCTAGATGCAATGAAAACCCTAGATGGCATCGCAGACAAATATTTTCACGATAGCGGCAAAAGCGTTGTGCTTTATTTTCTGGCTAATGCTGGCCAGTGGCGCGGCGAAAAGGCTCGCGCAATCAAAGCTGAATTGAAGGCAATGTCTAAGTAAACTGCCCCTATCGATCGCTGCAACCCGCCCCGGCTCCCGTAAGAGCTAGGGCGGGTTTCGCGCGTCTATGCCTTGGCGGGCGGCTCGATTGGCGTCTCTGCCTCGGTTTCCGGCTCGCTAGGCGGCTCTGGCGTTAAGTAGGCTTCCTTCGGTACAGGATCGTCATCGGCCTTGGGCCACGGTGCCCTAGCGGGCGCTGCCTCGCCGGTGTCGCGCTGCATGGCTAGCTGGATCGCTAGGCCCCGGTTGTCGTCCCGTAAGCCGTGCCAGCCTAGCGGGGTGGCAAATGCCGCCAGTTGGCCAATTAGGGTTTTGCCCGCGTCGTCTAGTTTGCTATTGACCGCATAAAGCGCTTCAAGCGTCTTGACGATATGATCCACCGGGGAAGGCTCGGTTTGCGCGTCTAGGACGTGCTGCCGGGTGTCTTCGGGCAATCCCGCGCCGTTGGTGATTAGAAAGCTAGCTATGGCTCGTTGTGCCTGTTGAATGTCACTAAACAATTCCATTTTTCAGTCCTTTCGTGATAAATTCATAAAATTCAATTCGCGACATTGCATTAAGTTTGGCTTCAAATGCAATCCTTTTTTCAGTCTCCCCACAATGGACAAGCTGCTTACCGTCGAACGTGTCGTGTTGTGTGGGCGCTCTATCTAAAGCAACAAACTTGCACATTTTAGCAGAATAGCCGGGAGGCTCCTTAGCCTTAGCTTCAGAAATGGCGAAATGATGTTCGCCTGTTTCTTTATTAATTATTGCCCAGTGTTTCATTTTAATCCTTAGTGTTGAGTAGCTGCAAAGTACATACCATCATCATATAATAAAGCACCGGCTGTTGATCGCCAAAGGACCTTAAATACATAGGACGAACCCGAAGTAAGACCGCTTTTGTTAGTCAATATGTCAATTTCACCGTCACTAGCGGAACCGTCAATTGAAGGAGGACTAACCGCCGCAACTGCTGGATAGCTGTCTCCGGTTTCTGTTGCAACATCGGCATAGGTCCCGCCCGCGATTTTCCACTGTATTTTAGCCGCCGCGTGATATGATACCCCGCTTGCTCCGCCGCTAACCAGAAACGGTAAAGTTAAAGACAAATCTATTTGTCCCGAAGCGCCACAAGTAAGTGTAATTTCGCTAGAAGCGCCGCCGGGATAAGAGGAAGAACTTGTTGATCCTATAGTGCCAGTATAAACTGAAGTTGAACCACCACCGCCGCCACCGGCTCCCGGCGCAGCACCGGGTATTTTATTAACCGCAAGATAGTAAGCTAAAGTAGTGCCCCCGTAAGCTGCCGTTACCGAAACTGTACCATTTGCAACTGCTGTAAAAGATAACACACCAATTGAACTAATCGAGCAAGTAATGCCAGATGAAGGAGTAGCTACCCAAGTAGTAGTTGCTGAAACATCGGTTGAACCAACTTTGCGTTGAAAAGTTACAGTTTGACTAATTTGTCCTGCTATGAGCGCGCCTGTATAATCAGCATTAAAGTTTATAACTGCCGCGTTCGACAATAATTGTGGGATACTTGCCGCCGTAACGTCCGCTCCCGATTGAATACCGGTTAGTTTGGTGTT